GTAATGTGCTAACATTCTTAATTCCAAACCACTTGCATCAACACCTACCAGACTATGACCTTCTGGTACAGTCCAGCAAGACCTCCATTCCTTGACATCAGGGCTACCAGATGAAGGTACTTGAGCAACGTTAGGGTTTCTATGAGCCATCCTTCCGGTTATAGTTCCATTAGGTATTACAAACCCATGTACTCTACCATCTTCCTTAACTGCATCAACCCATGAATCAATCTGAGCTATACGCTTTTGTAGTAACAAAAAATCTGCTATAAGTTTTGCTTCATGGATGTGTGTAATTTTAGATAGTGTTTTCTCATCAACAATAGGTTGACCAGTAGGTGTAAATCTGTCTGGCTTCCAACCAAAGTCAATAAGATATTCTCCAATCTGTTTACGAGAGCCAAGATTAAACTCTTGTAAAGTCTGTCTCATAAAAGGATTGAAGTTATTGGTGTCCAAGCAACGTTGATATTCTTCATCAGTCAGACCACGCTTAGATAAATTACCATCTTTCTTGATGTAGGGTGTTACCTCTTTAGTGTCTACCCATTTAGGTTTAAACGTTTCATGTACCTCTGATTCAATCAGTTGTTTCTTTTCTCTAAGTTCTGCTAATAGGCTTAATGCTAACTGCATATCAAACTCAAAACCATCAGCTTCTTGTTGCTTCATAATCTTAGCAACGCCTTGTTCAATGGTAATACATTGAGGATCAAAACCTTTAGATTCTTTTTGAAGTTCCTGTAACACTCTGGTATTTAACTGTACATCCCGTACACAATAGTTTAACATATCAACAGAGTAGTTTAAGTAATCTTCAAACTCAATCTTAGGGTATCCTAACTTGTAGCCCCAAGTCTCAAGACTATGACCACCATCTCTAGTAGGATTAAATAATCTAGATAGTACAAGAGTATCTATAACTTCCTTACCACTTAGGTCAACGTTACCGAACCTCTCTACCAAAGGTATATCAAATCCAATAATGTTATGACCAATAAGTGTATCGGCTGTTGCTAAAAGATTATACCCATCTTCTAACTTACTAGGTGGGAACTTAAATATCTCACCTGAGTCAGGGTTCTGAGCAACAATGCACCAAACCTTTGTAGCTTGGAGATCATCCGTCTCTATATCAAATACTAATCTCATTTAAAATGCCTCGTCTGCAGAGCTATCAAACTCTATGTCTTCATCTGTTAATTCACTAAGCCTACCAGTATCAGCATCATAGATAACTCTAGCTGCCATACCTACATCACCTGTGTATCTTGATTTAAGAACGCGAAGTCTTGTTGTCCTAGCTTCATCAGGGTCGTCTGATTGTTGGTTACGTTCTAATGCAATAACACAATCTGATAGCTGACCAATACTGTTAGAGCCACGTAGATGAGAGAGACTAACTTCAATTCCGTTCTCGTGTCCTTTGTTACCATCGACACGTCTGAGATGAGATACAAGGATAATCCCTGCACCTGTCTCTTCAACTAAACTTCTTAGTCTAGTCATAATAGAATCAATAGCACGTCTCTCATCACCTTCATGTACCGCACTGACTAACATGTGTAAGTGATCTACAACAACCCACTTACAGTCACATCCAATAATCATGAACCGAAGCTTAGTAAAGATATCATCAATGTCGTTGGTGCCAAAGTGTGAGTGAACCCATACTCTGTTTTTATTATCACCATCGTATAACATATCAAACATCTTATCAAGTTCTTCTTTAGAAAACTTCTCACGTTCTTGGTCAATGTATAACCTAGCGTTAGCTTCAATGGAAAGTATACCATCAATGGTACGTCTCCAATCTTCTTCTAATGCTATGATACCTACGTTGTCCTGTGTTTGTTTCACAAGCCAATGCTCTAGTTCTCTGGTTACACTAGACTTACCAAGTCCTGTTCCACCTGTAAGAGTTACAAGCTCACCTTGTCTCAAGCCATACAGCTTTTTGTTTAATCCTTCATAAGGATAAGGTATGCTTTGTTTCTTCTCACGATTATGAAACTTCTCACGTTGCTCGGTAACATTTATAACACCGGATGGTGTATAAACTTTACTAGCCCACCACGCTTCAACAAAATCTTTATGTCTGTTGTCACGAAGCATATCGTTAGGGTCTTTAAACCCATTAGGAAGTGTGAGTATCCTAGCCTTACCCGGCTTGAAAAGTCTTGCAACTTTAACGGCTGCATCCTTTCCTGCTTTATCATTATCAAAAGCAACTATCACGTTTTCAAAGTTATCAAAGAACTCCAAGCTCTCCTTGATATCTCTTACTGCACCCTGTGCTCCACGCTTGATGGATACCACAGCCCACTTACTACCAAGTAGTTCATAAGCTGCCATAGCATCACACTCCCCTTCGGTTATGGTGACATACTTGCCACCCTTAAACAACTGCTGACCAAATAGTCCTGTGTCATTATAGCTACCTTGTACAAAGAAATCTTTAGTAATAGAGTTCCTGCATTTAGTAGCTGACAATTCATGTCCATTATAATATGGATAGAAATGTTTAATGACCTGACCTTTAAGGTCTTGAACAGCCTTGACCCCAAACTTCTGTGCAGTTGCTTGAGATATTTTTCTATCAGTCAATGCAATGAAGCTACCTTCAGTTACGTTGTCAGGTTGTTTGTGTTGTGTTGGTTGTGATTGTGTCATAGTTTTTCCGTTACATGCTTGTTCGTAGTTAGGCATAAATTCTCCACAACTGAAACACTTTGCCGAGCCATCTTGATTGACTCCTACAGCATCACTGCTGTTGCAAAGTGGACAGGGTTGTTTCAACTTATCCCAAGTTGTATCGTTCATGTTAGCCCTCCTCACAGACTATGTGTTTTCTTTTGCTACTTTAGATTCGTCCTCTATAGTTTCTGGGTCGTCTCCTACAAACTGACCTTTCTCGTTACGAGCAGATTCAGTTTCAACGATTGCTTCATCTCTATCTTTGAGAAGTTCTTCTAAGTTAGCACGATGTGTACGACTTGCAAAGTCTAAAGCTTCTATGATAACTTGTAAGTTACCTACTTTCTGTACTATAACAGTAGCTTCTTGCTTTACTTTGTCGTCACTAATGTTGTTGACATCATAAGAGTTGTTGCTCTCATCATTATTAATAGTAATAATCATTTAGAACTCCTCGTTATCAGTGTCACCCTCAACATATTCTATTAAGTTCTCTACCTTTACAGCCATGAGTTCAGCGAATTGTCCGAAGTCATTCTTATAAGGTTTGATCTTAACAACAACTTCTGAACCATTACCCACGCTGACATCCAGATCATTACCTTCTGTGTCAACAAGTTTTGGTGCAGCATTTGCAGTACCATCATTTCTTGTAGCTCTCTTGCTAAAAGTAAATGCCGGTTCATCATACTTAGGCTGTCCTGCTCTGTCTTTAACCTGATTAAGACCTATGCCTTCAAGTTTAGCAGCAGTATCTGCATCTGTTAGAACAGTCAAGCCATATTTGTGAGGTTGAAACCTCGTGTTTGGCGATGTGATATTTGCCCACATTGCCTTTCCAGTTACATACTCATACATAATTATTCCTCCATCGGTTTGTATTAAGTGCACACATTATATCATACTTTGATGATAAAGTAAAGTGTTTGGTTAAAAAAGTTAAGCCGGTTTTAGATTGGCACAAGACCGGAAACTTGTAGATATTATAAGTTAAACAAAGGAGGGCAGAACTTCTTATAATATACCTCAATTAATCTCTAATAGCAGTAAGTATTTCTTCCCAAAATGTTAGTGGTGTGTCGTCCAGATGTACGATAAAAGCATTATCTAGTTTGTCCACCACATGTCCAACATTTGGATAGTGTTCTGTCATATACAACCCAAACTTTCTGTACTCATCACGATTAAGAATTTCTGTATTGTATTCGTTTCTTTCTGCTAGTTGTTCCATATTTATTTTTTTCCTTTTGTTCTTTTAGAAATAATTGTATACATAGTTTTTTATATTCTAATTTATCTATGTATTTATAGTCTCCTTTTACTAAATCAATCATGCATTATACCACAATATTGTCCTATTGTAAATAGAAATATTAAAAATATTTATTTAACATTGCAAGTTTATCTTCGTACTCTGCAACCTTTCCAAGTTCTCCCTCAATACTATCTAAAGTATCAGGATGTTCAGCAACCCCAACAGGATTACTAATCAATACCATAGCATTAGCAACATGCTTGTCTATCAAGCCTTGAAAATTATTTTGTAATCCTTTGATTATAAATTCTTTGTTCATATTCATTAGTCATCCTCAATCTGAAACACTTCATTAATATGACAAAGAATATCTGCTAGTGCATGTGCTTCTTTGATATCCATACCACCATACTCAAACAAACCATTGACTCCCCACTTGGCTAGTTTGTATTCTTCCTTAATCCATTTAAGTCTAGACTCAGGAACTTTAACCGTTATTATTTTCTCTTTCATTTACCTTGCCCTCGATATTTTTTTAAGTTAGCTTTCTTGTTCTTGTTCATGGTGGAGGTGCTAACATTACCTCTACCTTGACTTGTCTTCTTGCCACCTTGTTTAGTAGCAGAGTTATGTGCTGATTTATTCCACGTCTTCGCCATAGTACTCCTCTATTGTTTTCTTTCTACTGTCTCTGAACTCAGTAACCCTTCGTCCGTCTGCGTAGTCCGTTGTCTGCTGATACCATATACCATCTTTGTAACGTGTGTCAATTGCTTTAATTTGCT